TGTTCGCACAACCCCTGATCTGGTTCAACGCGATAAAGGTTGGGTTCGTGGTATTCTCAACGGAACCCATAAGACACCGTTTAGCCGCATCAAATCTCGCTCTGCTGATCTGACAGAAGATAGCGCAAGAGCGAAAGGTTATATCACCGGCGAGCGTAAATGGGAACAAGTGTTCTCCGTTATGTCTCGCACAACGGTACCTCAAACAATCTACAAAAAGCAAAAACTCGATCGTGATGACATCCTAGATATTACCGATTTCGACGTGGCTGCGTGGATTCGTGCCGAGATGCGTGTTATGTTGGATGAAGAAATTGCCCGAGCAATCCTAATCGGCGATGGTCGCGCAGTCACAGATCCAGATAAGATCCAATCTTCTAACATTCGCGACATCTGGACTGATGACGAATTCTTCAGTCACAAAATAACATTCAACCGAAACACGCGGGCTTCGGCTATGATAGACCATGTTGTCCGTGCGCGTCGTCACTACAAAGGTACAGGTTCTCCGTCTTTCTACACAACGACCGAGAATGCGGTAAACATGCTTCTGGTTCGTGATACGAATGGTCGTAGAATCTATAACACGATGCAAGAGCTTGCTTCCGCGCTTATGGTTAGTGAGATTGTAGAGGTGGAGGTTATGGAGGGCGCATCTCGCACGCCGGAAGGTCAAATCGAGATTACCCACTATGACGCAGCTAGCGATACAACCATTACGCATATGGTTCCGAATCAACAGACGACTCTGTTTGGCATCTTGGTGAACATTAACGACTACACTGTAGGTGCCGACCGCGGTGGTCAAGTTCGCATGTTCGACGACTTCGACATCGACTACAACCAAGAGAAATACTTGATTGAGACTAGGATGTCTGGGGCGCTAACGCGATTTAAATCTGCTCTAGTCATTGAGCGTCTAACCACACAAGCTGAACTTCCGGAGACAGCGGTTGACGGCGCAGTGGGCTAAGTAGTGAATCAAAATGGCAGGAAGATTTCGCGGATCGGTGGGCTATGCGGTTAGACGAGAGACTTCCCCGGGAGTTCATCAAGACATAATAGATGAGCGGACATATTCTGGAGACGTTCTCCGAGCACAATCTAATTCCAGAGAAGGATCGGGGTTGAACAATAACCTATCGTCCTCCAATCGGATAAGTATTGTGGCGGACCCTTACGCCTACGAACAAGCTCATAAAATTCGTTACGTTGTTTGGCGTGGAACAAAATGGCAAGTTACCTCGGTAGAGGATGGTCAACGCCCACGCTTAATTTTAACACTTGGGGGAGTATACAATGACCAACAAGGAGAGGCGTCTGGAATTTCACAAAATCCTAACGAATATCCCACGAGTTAAGAAAGTCTATGCTCAAACGCCTTCGGATATAGAGATGGAATACCCAGCGATTAGATATAAACGCCATCGAGCCAATGTTAATTATGCTGATGACGATTTATACACCGTCAGAGTAGGCTACCAAGTTATAATTATCGACGCAGACGTAGATAGTGAGATTCCCGCGGCAGTGTCAGCGCTTCCCTACTCGAGATTCGAATCTCACTATACAGTAAACAACCTCAACCACGACGTTTATAACGTCTTTTATTAAAGGAGGATATCCATGAGACTTAGATGGCATGAAACAGGCACTCGTCTGTATGAAACGGGTGTTAGTCACGGCGTTCTATATCGTCTAGACGCAGATCACAGATACACACGAGGTGTCGCTTGGCAGGGTATTAGCTCAGTTGACGAGAACCCAACAGGTGCTGAACCAACAGCGATTTATGCGGACGACATTAAGTATTTGAACTTGATGTCTATTGAAGAATTCGGCTTCAGTATTTCGGCGTATACCTATCCGGAAGAATTCGAAGCGTGTGATGGTACTGCTGAAATTGCCCCAGGCATAAACATCGGACAACAAGTTCGAGAAACCTTTGGTTTCTCTTACCGCACGATCGTTGGTAATGACACAGACGGGATCGCTTACGGATACAAGATCCATCTTGTATACGGTTGTATAGCTTCCCCATCTGACAAATCACACAGCACAGTAAACGATACCCCCGAAGCAAATGAAATGAGCTGGGATGTTTCCACAATTCCAGTAGAGATCCCAGGTTATAGACCAACCGCCACAATCACCATCCACTCGAGGAAAGTCGACCCAGAGAAATTGGCTACTTTGGAAGCAATTCTCTATGGAACCGACGGTACTGGAGGCGACGACGGAGTTATGGCGCGTCTACCAATGCCTGATGAAATTGTCGAATTAATGGGTGAAGCGGCCACAGCGGGTTAATAACACTAAGTCAACCAGGAGTGACTTATGTTTCTCCTGGTTGATCATTTTTTCAGTCTTGAAAGGAGACAATCACCATGTTAAAAAAATCGATTACTTACACCACGTTTCTTGGTGAAGAAATTACCGATGCATTCTACTTCAATTATACTCAGGAAGAGATAGTTAAGATAAACATGATCGGCGCTGAAACCATCGAGGGGGCGTTAGTTCGTCTGACCGAGGAACGTAACAATGAGAAAATTTATGAAATTGTGACTGGTATTGTAAAAGGTGCTGTTGGTCGCCCGTCTGAAGACGGTCGTAGATTTGTTAAGACTCCTGAGATTCTAGCCGATTTCCTAGAGACAAACGCATATTCCGACTTTATGGTTGAGTTGTTATTTGGCGAGAATCCGGCCATAGCGGTGGCTGAGTTTGTGAACGGGATCATCCCTGAGAAAGCGAAGAAAAACCTCCCAGGGGGTAAAATAACTCCGGAAATGATTACAGATTACAAAATTGGTAAAAATTCAAACAACCATAACTAGCGCTTGACATATTTTCGGAGAGGGGATATAATAAATGCTCACTATAACAATCCCCGCCACGGAGTTATGGGATGAAAACAAAAACGAGTTTATCGACCTTTTGAAAAAACCGATAACTCTACAGCTTGAGCATTCGTTAGTCTCCCTTGCGAAGTGGGAAGCTAAGTGGAAAAAACCATTCCTCGGTAAACAAGAAGAGTATAACATGACTGTCGAGGAAACAACAGACTACATTCGCTGTATGACGATTACCCAAAATGTTAATCCTGAGATATACAACTATCTTCCTTCTGACATATTTTCGCAGATAAATAACTATATAAAAGACGCTATGACTGCGACATGGTTTGGGGAAAATAATTCCAAAAAGAAACCCGCGAAGGAGATAATCACCGCCGAACTCATCTATTACCAGATGATCGTGTTGAACATCCCAATCGAGTTTCAAAAGTGGCATTTAAACCGTCTCTTAACTCTGATTAAGGTTTGCGCTATAAAACAGGAGGAACAACCAACGGGCGTCGACAAGAAGGGTAAACCTAAGATGTCGAAAGAACAAATCAAGAATCGCCGCGCAATCAATCAGGCTCGGCTAAAAGCTATGGGAACGGAAGGATGATATATTCATGGTAAAACTAACATGTATCATATGTGATGAAGAATACATGGGGTATGATGATTCTACTGCTGGAGTCCCTAACGTTTGTAGTGTTTGTGACGCTGAGAAAGCTGATGCGAGCGAGATAACGTTGGATAATATTCCAGATTACATGGACGAACATCACGCCCTCGGGAGAGGAGATGATGAAGAATGAGTCAACCAACACGTAAGGGTTCTGATTTAGCTCAGTTTAAAATCATCTCCCCAAACACAAACCCTAGAGCAATACAAATACCAGGACTTCCGCAAGTGAAATTAATCGCATTACATCATGCGGCTGGTAACATATCACCACGGAATCTCCTATCTATGCCTCGTTTCGCAACCAATCAATTCGGCAACAGCGGAGCTTCTTGTCACTACGCTACTCGCGGTAAGGAAATAGGTCGAGGCGCCGATGAAACACGCCGTACCTGGACCACAAGTTCGCAACGTATTGATAGGCACGCGATAACTGTCGAGATGGCTAATAGTCGTAACGACAGTCCGGACTGGCCGATGACTGATGAAACAGTAAACACGACCGCTGAATTAGTTGTGGACTGCGCTAAGTTTTACGGGTTCGACACAGTAGCATTCTATGGAGACCCGGAGAATTTCGGTCTTCCAAATGAACTCGTTATCGTGTTTCATAGTTGGTACTCGAGAACTCTCTGTGCAGGTCCATGGTTCGAGCGCAATGTACGCGTGTTTGTGGAGGTTTGTAATCGTCTAATACAAGGCCGCCAAGCAGTGTTCCGCTCTATTAATGGTCGAGACGCCGTCTGCGTTGTCGACGAGCAAGCTCCGCCTCCACCGCCAGCAGCTCTATTACCTCAACCCAACGCTCCCGTTGAACCAATAGGAGACATCGCCGTTGGTGAGACTGTGCAGTTCACAGGAGGACATCACTTTACAAGCTCGACAGCGACCAAAGGTACAGGCTCTCAACGTCGTGCTGGTAGGGCTAGAGTCACCTCGATAACCAATCGTGGAACTCAAACCATTCATTTGGTCGGTGAGCCAGGAGGCTCCAACGTTCATGGATGGGTCAACGCCTCAAACGTTGAAAGATTAAATACAACTCCAGCTCCATCTCCGCAACCGCCCGCGGCTCCGGCTACACCGCCAGCGCCAGCCCCTGTCCAGACAGAGTTTCAAGTACGAATAACAGTACCGGCACTCAATGTGAGGCGCGAACCAAGCGCTAATGCCGCCATTGTTCGTCAACTTGTGAACGATCCCAACCTCTACACCATCATTGAAGAACGAGATGGATGGGGTAGGTTGCGCTCTGGTCTAGGCTGGATTTCGTTACAACATACACGGAGAATATAGGCGGGTGGAATCAAAATGGGAGTATACTTTACGCACAAGGGCGACTTCAAACCCACTCGACGAATGTTCGAGCACGTGCTCCATAAGAATTGGCGCTCATTCATGGATAGCTATGGACGAGCAGGGTGCGCTGCGCTAGCGGCGAATACTCCCAAAAGAACTGGCACAACTGCGGCCTCTTGGACTTATAGAGTTTTCAAGTTCAAGAGGTCCGTGGTTTTACGCTTCTATAATTCAAACGTCGTAAACGGGGTCACCGTAGCTTTGGTTTTGCAATTCGGCCATGCTACCCGTAACGGCGGATTCGTAGAAGGTCGTGATTACATAAATCCGGCCGTCCGTCCAATTTTTGACTCGATGGCGAACAGCGCATGGCGGGAGGTGACCGACGCATGAGTACCACTGATACCCGCATAGTAAGTATGCGGTTTGATAATGGACAATTCGAACGAGGAGTTTCCGAGAGCTTAGACTCTCTTAAGAGCCTTCGAGAATCCCTTAAGATGGACGGAATGGTCAACGGTTTTGCCCAAGTAGGCGAAGCGACCGACGGTCTAAAAGTTAGGTTTGGATTACTTGAGAAAATAGCCACGGCTGCAATATTCAACATCACCAATCGACTTATGGATTGGGGTTTATCTACGGCCCATGATGCCTTATTCGGAAACCTCATGGCCGGACTATCTGGATACGAACACGTGATGGAACGTAGTCGCAATATATACGCTAACGCTGGAGCCATGTTTGGAAGAACTATGGACGATGTATCGGCGGCAATCGAGGTTCTTAGAGATCATGCGTCTGTGACCATCTTCACCATCGAAGGCATGACCGATGCGCTAAAAGGGATGGCCCAATCCAGGGTTGATTTGGAGCCGGCGACTAGAGCCATAATGGGGTTCGCAAATGCGGGCGCTTACGTAGGCGCAAGTGCTTCTGAAGTAGATCACGCTCTTAAGATATTGGCCCGTTCGATGTCGGGAGGAATACAAAATCTTACTGAATGGGATCAGATTTATAGAAACATCGGTGGTGTAGAATTTGTTAACACATTACTTGACGCTGCCATCGCTGTTGGGGATCTAGATGAAGCCACGGCAGACTTAGTTAGAACCGGTGAAGTACACATACGACAACTTCAAAACATGAACAAATCTCAGGGCGGTCTCGGTATGCGCTTCTCTGGTGAAGCTCTACAAATGGCTGCCGAAATGCTTTACGCGAACGAAGCCATGCGTGAAGCAGCAACGAGAGTTCAGACCTTGACTCGTCTTCGTGAGCAAATGAACACGGTAGTGGCTAAGGGTTGGATAGAATCTTGGCAACTTGTCATAGGCGACGTTGAACAGTCAGCGGAGCTTTTCACCGGAATTTCAAACTGGTGGACTAGCATAGTCAAGCCCATATCCAATGCTCGCAACGAAATGTTGCGATTTTGGAACCAAGCCGGAGGTCGCAGCGACGTCATAGAGGGTGTCGCGAATATCTTTTCGAATTTGGGAGACGTTGTGACTGCGGTCACCATGGCGTTTAGGAATGTTTTCCCTGCGATGACCGGCGAGAGACTGGTTCAACTATCGTCCGCATTTCGTGAATTTACGGAAAGATTGACGATTTCCGACAGAACGCTTATCAATATACGTCGTACCATGGAAGGATTCTTCGCTGCGCTAAATATTGTTTTCTCCATTCTCGGCGTTGGTGTAAGAATTTTAGGTTTCTTTATCGGAGCATTACGACCAGTCGTCACTGTCATATTCTCTGTAACCGGGGCGCTCGGCGATTTGACCTTTGCACTAAATCACTTTCTACAAGTCTCCGGTGTATTTCGTCATTTCACAGACACGATTCGCGGAGCAATGGAGATGGTTGGTGGATTCATCGGTCTATTACTCGGCCAGATACCATGGGGAACGGCTATAGATTTGATAGATAAAGGGTTTACGAGAATGATCATGTCTATCGGCGGGTTCGGTAGAGGATTGTCTAATCTTGATATATTTTCGGATTTGTTCGGAGGAATAACTTCTGGCATTTCCTCTTTTATCAACTCTCTTGGGTCCATCAGCTATAGTGGAGCGGCCGGAGTATTGAGAGCGCTACGCTATATGCTAAGTGGCTTCGTTTCATTCATAACCGCCGTGCCTTCACTGATTCGCGGTAGTTCGGAATTAATAATCGAAGCGCTAATATCTTTCAGAAACGGTTTGGATATGGGATCGACCATCGGTCGCCTAACAGCCACTATCGTGAATTTACTGATAGTCTTCGTCAGAGTCATTTCTACAGTCGCTAGTGGGTTGTGGGAAAGCGTTATGCGAATTGGTCGAGCTATCGGGGCGTTTGGTGAAATAGACGTGCGACCGGTGCGACGATTTACCAGCGAGACCGAGAGAGCCTTTAATCCATTTGCATCCATAGCGACCGCGTTCAATAAAGCCGTTAACAGCATAGTTATCGCTGCTAGATTTCTACAGCCTCATCTAATAGCTATAGGTCATTGGTTTGCGGGGTGGTTCCGCATAGTAGCCGATACTTTTAAAGAGTCCGGATTCCAGGGCGTTATGCAACTTGTCAACGCGCTATTAAATCTTGGATGGTTGTTGGCTTTTAGATCGTTTATAAAAAGTTTAGGTGGGGTAAACGGGATTTTAGGAGGTTTTAAGAAAGTTCTTGCTGAAACCCAAAAATCCCTCAGAGCTTTTCAAGCCGGAGTAAGAGCCAAATCCCTTAAGATCATAGCCACGTCAGTCTTGATGTTGGCTGGAGCGCTTGTTTTGCTATCGGCCATACCGATAGACGAGCTTGGTCCAGCGTTGCTTATTCTGGGTGGTCTACTCGTTGCGGTTGTTGCGGCTCTTGGTGGATTTATGGCGATAGCTAGTAAGTTCGGCATGAAGGGTGTAGTAAAGCTAAAAGGTCTTGGTGCGGCATTAATCGGACTCTCCGTGGCAATACTGATACTTTCAAGAAGTCTTAATAATTTAGAAGGCGTTAAGTGGAGTGAGATAGGCCAGGGTATCATAATAATCATAGGTGTCTTGGTCGCTTTCGCTGTAACATCTCTTGCTTTAAAGAAAGCTGTGCCGGCGATGTTGGCCATGGGCGTATCTATAATTAGTTTATCTATTGGTCTGGCTGGGTTTCTCCTAGTCGCTAGATTGGCTACACTACTGTTTCCGAGGTTGGCAGAAACAATCGTAGAAGCAGGTAGAAGTATAATGTCGTTTATGGCGGCGAATCCATTTCAGATGACACTCGTGATACTGGGATTGGCGGCAGCGCTTAAATTTGTAGCCCCGTCCCTGCTGCTTTTCGGAGCGGGGCTAGCTCTTACTGGGGTTGGTCTCTTATTGTTTAGTGCGTCAATATTGACTGCGCTTATAGCGTTGGAGTTAATCTCCAAAGTTCTTCCAGGAGTTCGCGAAACCATAGCTAATTTCTTCTCGTCATTCAAGGGCACTAGTGGTCTAGCGACAGTTGCTATGTTCGCGAAGATGGCTCTAGTGGTCGTCGGTCTTAGTGCCGCCTTCATTATACTAGGAAAAGGCATCGCTGTTTTATCCATAGGCATGTTAAAGCTCGGAGCAGCAGTGGCGCTTTTGTCTGGAGGAATACTGCTCGGTGCGATAGCGTTCACACTCCTCGGAGCAGCGCTAGCTCCGCTAATTCCTCAAACAAGAGACTTTGTCGAGGGTCTAGTCGGCATCTTTGAGAATTTATCATTCAGAGATGTGGCGCTACTCTCAGCTAAGATAGGACTACTCAGTCTAGCTATGACAATCTTAGGGGTCGCCTTGGTGGCTGTAAGTGTTGGTGGTTTACTGTCGGCTTTAATGTTTACTGCGTTAGCAGGCGGTGTTACTCTAATCACAACAGCGATCAGATTTCTTGTCGATACCATAACCGATATACTATCTGAGTTGTCTTTAATGGAAGTGGGTCTCGGCAGAACCGCCGCTGTTTCGGCAGTGTTTCTTGCTTCATCTCTATTAATTGGTACAGCGTTAATGACCATAGGGGCCGCCGCATTGATAGCGGCTCCAGGAATAACGCTTTTATCTAGAGGACTTTATAGAGCCTCGCGCGCAATTGAGAGAACCGCATACTCACTCGATAAATTATCTGATTTCTCAAATATTGGCGAAGCGATAGGTCAAGGAGTAACACTGAGTCTTCTATCGGAAACAAACGACGCAGTCAGAGCGACCAGAGTTCTAGCCTCGGCCATACACAAGGCGTTTATAGGATACTTCGAGATAAAATCACCATCAAGACTTATGTACAGAACTACGAGTAGGATAGTAGAAGGACTTGTGAATTCCTTGGTTGACGGTATTCCAGGCGCGGAAAGAGCCATGAATAGACTTGGCGTAGGAATGTTTGCTGGTGCTGAGAAATTCACTAAGGATGCGTTAAGGTTTGGTGGTAATGTAGCTGGCGCACTTGCTTTCGGGGTTCAAAATGGCAGTAGAGTTGTTCTTGAGGGAGCCCGAACTTTGGGATCCACTTTGCTTGGTGGAATTCGTAGCGCTCTCGGGATCAACTCCCCATCGATCTACGGACTGTATATAGGATATTCAATCCCCAATTCAGTAGCCATGGGTATAGACGATTACTCTCATGTTGCAACCACTGCCGCCTACACCATGGCCTCTGGTATATACGAAGCAGCAACGTCATATATGGATAGATATGATGCTGTTGCTGAAGAAATGGAAGAGAGAAGCGAGGGGCGCTTTAGAGCTTGGCGTCGTAGACGTAGAGAAGAAAGAGAGGCTCGTGAAGACGATGCCGGTTTCTTTAGTAATCTAACCGCACAATTCACGGCCGAATCAAACAATGCGGTGGACAGAGAGCTTCGTAATATTAATCATCTTCGTCGTATTCGACGAATGAGTTTTGAAGAAGAATTCGCAGAGATAAACGCTCTAAGATTGGCGCACGCAGAAGGTTCTACTGAGCGGTCGACCGCCGAGCGAGCCATGGTCGACGCTGTTATAGCTGCGAGAAAGGCTAACGAGATATCAAAAGAAAGAGAGTATGAGTTGCTGTCGCAGCTTCTAGAGTATCATCTCGAAAGTACCGAACAGCGAATGCGCGTGGAGATCGAACTCTTCGACCTACAGCAGAGAATTAGAGATGCTACCTGGCAGGAAGAGGAAGAGCTTCTTCGTCATCGTCGCCACATAGGCGAGCTCACAATAGAAGACGAGCTTCTAAAATGGGCGGAGATGGCTGCGATTTATGAAGAAGGAACAGACGAAAGAATTCGACTAGAGCGAAGAATGTATCAAGCTGTAGCACACTACAGACAACTTGGTGTACTTGCGATGGAAGAAGAGTATAACGTCTGGGCCGAGATCATGAATCTTATGTCTGACGGAGCAACCCAACGACAAAGTATCGAGCGTCGACAATTCGATATTCAGAGATCTATAATCGAAGAGCGAGATCGTCTCGAGATGTCGTCGTTAGAAACACTTGAAGATAGCGCATCGGCCCGCTCAGGAGCAAGATCCATCGAGGCTTCTCTGGCTGAAAACAGCGCAGAAGCGATCAATTCTGCAGAAGCGACTTTATCGGATGGTCGAACGATTCGCTTTGGAGAAGAGATGCGTAGAATAGAACATCAAAGACGCATCATGGAGATGACGGTTGACGAAGAGCTTGCTTTACTAGACGAAATAAGACAAGCACATTTCAGCAATGCATACGTAAGAGAGCAAGCCGACAATCGTTTGTTTGAGGCTATAGTTCGTAATCGTAACGCCGGACAAATCAAAATGGAAGAAGAATACGAATTATGGTTAAGACTACAGGCCGACTTCGAAGTAGGAACTGAGAATCGCAAACGTACAGAAGTCGAACTCTTTGACTTACGTCAAAGAATGTTGACGGAACAAAGAGACGCCGATCGAAACTATATTCTACATCGTCGCAGACTGGAGCAGAAGTCGTTCGAACAAGAAGTTAATGAATGGACCAGACGCCAGACATATTTCATTAATGGTACCGCTGAGCGTAAACAAGCGGATAGAGATCTATTTGACGCAATTGTGCATCATCGCGAAATGGGTAACGTTTCGATGCGTCAAGAGTACGAGCTATGGTATGATCTGCAGAAACAATTCGCGACCGGAACGGAAGAGCGTAAACGTGTAGAAATAGAACTTTTCGATCTACGTAATCGCATACACAGAGCGGATGTTGAGGAAGAACGCGCCACGTTATTACATCGACGCCGTCTCACTCAGACAACCGTCGAAGAAGAGTTGGCTTTGTGGGATCGCCATAGAAAGTCATTCGCGATTGGAGCCGAGGAGCGGATTAGAGCCGAAAGAGATATGATTGACTCAATCGTCCATTTTAGAGATCGTGGCATAATATCCATGGACGAAGAAGTCAAACATTGGTTCCGCTTAAAGAATCAATTCGTTGTTGGGACAGAAGAGCGCAAACGCGTAGAGGTTGAATTACACGATCTTCGCTTAAGAATGCTTGACGAATACCAACGAATATCCGACGAACGAATACGTTTAACTAATGCTATCCAAGCAGCGGAACAGCGATACCACGATGCTCACGTCCGTATGGCTCAGGAGCAGACACGGATACGCGACCGCATGACTCAAGCCGAGAGACGCTACCAAGACGAATTAAACAATCGAACACGCTCCATAGCTCGCTCGTTTGGATTATTCGACGAGTTTAGTCGAAGCGAAGAGGTTCTGACCGGAGAAGATCTAATCAATCGTCTACAAGGAACCAACGACGAACTTGAGGATTGGTTGGCGAATCTTGGTGTACTAACTGCCCGCGGTATGGACGAGGGTCTAATCGAGGAGCTACGAGCCAAGGGAGTAAGCGCCAACCATCAACTAGCGGCTATAGTCGACATGACAGACGACGAGCTTGCTAAGTATCAAGAGTTGTGGGGCCGACGCAACGAAATGGCCCGCAATGAGGCGACCGAACAACTCCGAGGTCTTCGTGAAGAAACACTCAACGAAATTCAAGAACTTCAAAGAGAGCTCGACGAACTACCACTTACTCTCAACATGTACCAATTGCGCGAAGAAGTCATGACTGAAATTCAACAACTCATCGCTGATATCGCAGCTCTTCCGCGCATAGACATCTCCATCTTCGGAGACGCCGGATACGAAGCCGGAGAAGCATTCACGGAAGCTCTGGAGGACCAAGTCCCGTACGCCGAAGAAGCTGGCGAAGAGGTAACAAATGCGGCTTACGAAGGTTTAAAGTATAACGAAGAAGAATACGAAGCAATAGGCATTAGGTATGGCGAAGACTTCTCTGATGCTTTAGCTAGTAAGGAGCGTCTCGCTAATCGCGCCGGTCGCGATGTGAGCCAAGCGGCAATTCAAGGTCTACGCACAGGTGAGAGAGAGCCGGCAAGAATAGGTCAAGCGTTTGCTCAAGGTTTCATCAACGCCATGAATGGTATGACTGTTCCGGTGACCAACTCTGCCTCAACACTGGCCAGAGCGGCTCTAGAAGCGTTTCAGGCAACACTTAGAGTCAACTCGCCATCCGAAGAGACCTACGCTACTGGTAGGTGGTTCGCGATAGGGTTTATCAACGCGATAGTCGACAGCACCAAAGCTATGATCGGGGTTGTCAAAGCTTTCGGTAAATCAGCAGTTGATGAAACGATGGAGACCCTTGCTGAACTCTGGGAGGACTTCGACACCAACCCAACCATCAAACCGGTTCTCGATCTGTCAGAAATTCAAAATGGCAGTAGAAAATTGACTAAGATGTTGAAAGACGGAGATGGGCTCGACGTCAGCGACACCAGACGTACGGCCGTTGAAATTTCCGGAAGGATGCGAGGAGACCAACGCTCTGAAGCGGACGAAGTTAAGTCTGAGGAAGGACGTTATTGGAAATTTGAGCAACACAATCACTCGCCTAAACCACTTAACCGTCTAGAAATCTACCGCAACACCAAGAGTCTATTTGCTCAACAGAGAGGATTGGTGGAGCAGCAATGATTAGTAAAATCACAGTAACGAATTATTTAAACCAATCACTCGAGTTGGATTTGAGGAGACCTGATAAGACGGGTCTCCTCGTCGCCAACATGACAGGTCTTGGTCCAGGGAATGCGGACATATTAATGACCGATCTAGTGACACAAGACGGGTCTATCTACAACATGTCGCGTCGACCTCCTCGCACGATCACCATCACTCTCAAGAACACATTCACAAGAGACGAGAGTGGTAGAGTTGTTTTAACAGAGGAAGATACTAGACTTCTTACCTACAAATATTTCCCGCTTAAGAAATTTATAACACTTACGTTCCAGACTAAGAATCGCCACGCGATGATAACCGGTCACGTCGAAATCAACGAAGCTATCCTCTTCTCCAATCAGGTCCACACCACGATTAATATCGTGTGCCCAGACCCTAATTTCTATTCGGTTGACCAGATGTACACGACGTTCGAGGGGGTTATAAACCTCTTTGAGTTTCCTTATAACAACGACGCACCAACCCTTATCCCTGGTGTTTCGGGTTTCTCCAACGAATCCCTTACAGAGAATTTAATAGAGATGGGAGAATTGTGGCCTCGCCACATGCGAACCATACACTATCAAGGAGATGTGGAAGTTGGCGTTGTGTTACATCTACATGCAAGAGGGTCGATAATTAATTTCTCGATTCTAGAATATGGAACCAACAATCGAATGTCTATAAGTCATGAGCGACTTACGGAAATTACAGGCGCCGGCATCATACGTAATGATCACATTATAATCTCAACGATACCTGGTCGTAAGAGTATAACGCTGATTCGAAACAACGTAGAATACAACATTCTTAACGCTCTCAACCGAGACGCCTTCTGGTTTAGATTACACAGAGGAGATAACACGTTCGCCTACACGGCCGATGCTGGAATTTCAAACGTTATCTTCCGACTTGAAAATCGAATAGGTTACGAGGGAATCTAATCCGAAATCAAAAACCCAAAAATTCCCAGGGGGATATTTTCTGAAAGTAAAATGAGGAGGCGTGTTTGTGGAGTTTAGAATACTAAATAAAGCGTTCAGAGATGTTCATCTTCTAGAGACGTTCTCCTCTTATATTTGGACAGATCGCTACAATACATGTGGAGACTTCGAAATTATAGTGGCGCCAAATAAGGAGAATTTGGAACTTTTACAAGAAGGATTTTATGTTTGGACGCTAGAGTCGGAACACAGTATGATTATAGAAGACATTCGAATCTCGACCGACGTCGAAATGGGTAACGAGATGATAGTGACCGGGCGCTCACTCGAGTCGATGTTGTCTGGACGCATATCTTGGCGAACCATCATATTAGAAGGTGGTGTCCAAGATGGAATCCGACTACTCGTCGTGGAGAGCATCATATCACCATCGGATAACGCTCGACGTATTCCAAATTTCATCTTCGAACTCAGCGATGATCCCGCGATAACATCTATGGTCTTTGAGAATCCCGTTGAAGTTCCTATGGGCGCTGATATTTATGAGAAAATTAGACATATTTGTTATGAGCGAGACCTTGGTTTTAAGATTGTTTTATCCGACGATAATCGGTTTATATTTTCACTATATTACGGTATAGATCGGTCATATAACCAAACATTCAACCCATATGTCATATTTTCTCCTGAATTTGACAACTTATTCAATAGTAACTTCTTTTCCTCCATAAGAGATCTACGAACAGTGGCTCTCGTCGCTGGAGAAAACCCTCGTAGCGAGGGACAAGAGCGCGTCGTGGTCGAGACCCCACTCTTTTCGGGAGCTGGAGCAGGACTAACTCGTCGAGAGCTATTTGTGGACGCAAGCGGTATATCGTCAAACGACGTGACGCCAGCTCAATATTTGGAGCTACTAAGACAGCGAGGCCTTGAGGCGTTAGCGGAGCACATCCGTATAGCCACATTCGAAGGTGGGATCGACATATCCAATATGTATGTTTTTGGGGTTGATTTCTTTATCGGAGACATCGTGCAAGTAGCTAATGAGTACGGAATAGAAAGACCTTCTCGCATCGTCGAGCTTGTGCGTTCTCTAACCGCTGAGGGCTATGAAACTATACCTACTTTCATAACAATCGACTAGCGCGTTCAAAACCTATACTATATAGGAGGGGTATGATTATGACATATTCTTTCTTTTTTGTAAGGAGGAAATAACCAAATGTTTACTTTCGGTTTTTACAACTCCTTA